TGCGGCTGCCGCAGATCGGCTCTTGAACCCAGCCTGACGCAGGGTAATGGCCTTACGACCCGTATTGAAAGCCGAACCACGATCATTACGAAACGTCAATTCTGCCTTTTTGGGCTTCCGGTACTTTGCCACCGTGATACAACCACCGCGTTCAAAATAGTTAAGGATCAACTGGTTCGTGTTCATCGTTTCCATCTCTCTCATTGTCATATACTATAGATAAGAACGGCAACCCCGATTTTCAAGGGCGGAATTCATGTTTTTCTACATGCCTGCTATGCATCCGGTGCATGGCTAAGTCATTGATTTTATTAGGGTGGGGTTTTCGGCTAAGTGCTTGATTTCATTGAGACTGCTCCAGACGCGGTAGGAAGCGTCTGGAGCGGCTGGCTTAGGCAGCGATGGATCGTACCACCCGCGCCTCCGCTTCAAGCCAGAGCATGTGCTGGTTGATTTCGGCGATATCTTCCCGGACCACATTGCGAGCCCAAACCCAGACTACATCCTGGTAGACTTCCGCAACCTTACCAGAGCGTAAGGCCTTCTTTACCTTAACGTCAGAGGTGGCGATAGCCAGCTTCTTTTCAACGGAAGAGCGATAACCCATACCGTAGGTTGCATCCATCACAACTACAACCGGCCCGACAGTGCCTTTGCCGTTTTTGCCCTTCACAACCTTTGCGATAGCACCCTTCTCAATCTGATGGACGCGAGCCTGTTCCATTTCCAGCAACCGTTCATACTGGACGTTGATCAACCAATGCTTGTATTTTTCGCGGATTTCGTCAGTGGCATCCACCGTGATCTGGGTGGGCTTCCAGTCGGGGCCGTTCATGTCGTATACATTGACTAGGATCTGCTTAGGAGACGCGGTGGCCTCATCCCAGACTGTGGCCCAATCGGCTGAACCCCATACATCCGACATGATCCGGTAGCTCTGGTCGTGTACAACCTTAAGTACAGAACCTTCCCAATTTGACTGGGAGTCATAAAAACCCTTGTGCTGTTCAGTCCAAGCGATAGCCATGTGGTAGTCTCCGTTATTGCGATACACTATAGATGGGGATTCGACTCGAAAACTTCAATGGTTATAAACGCATAACTGGTATGCTTTGGCTGCATACCAGTTTACGCTGCGTTATCTGTGACTGTTTTTGTTACCGTAAAAATCGTCTATCTCGTCGGCCTCGTCCAAGTGTTCAACGAAAGCTTTTGTCCAATTTCGGATCGGGCGCCTCTTTTGCCCCTTTCATCGTCATAATCTTCATGAGTACCGTAGTGATTCTTTTTGTATTTCATGCTAATAAGCCCTTACGAGGTTCAATCCTTTTTTGTTAAACTTGCCACGCCATTTAAAGAACGAAGATCCGTGACCAATATCTTCGTTGTATATGTATTGATAGTGGTGCACCATTTCATGTGCCAACACTTCAACAAAAAATTGTTTGGATTTGTAACGCTTGTTCATGAGTAGTCTTGAAGTCCCATAGCCCGGTTTAGCCTGGTCATAATCATACCAGGCATGAGCCTTACGGCGCCACCTAATATCAATCTCATCCAGTGGAGGGAGGGAGTTATTAAATAGTTCCCTGTTAAGGACATTGAACCATGACTGGCAGTCCTCAATAGTTGTTTCGTAAGTGAGTTCACACTTTTCTTCCATAACCTTTTGTAGTTTCGTTCTGCGCTTTCTTGCCATTTTTCCTCTCTAAAAAATAGCATAACGAATTATTATCAAGGCACATCGGGTAGTAATCCTGGGAAGGCTTCTTGTGTCAACTTGTATGTAAGACCCTTCACAGGCAATCTCTTCATAATCATTCCTGCAAATACAGCAGATTCTTTTTCTTCCATCGATTCCAGCATTTGCGCTAGAATGACCTTCTTTCTATCAAGAGTTAGGTCGGGTGAAGTTCTAGGATTATTCTCTTCGAATAGATATACTCGACCCAACTCTTGGTGAATGCTTGTATATCCTAGACCTGCAGGAGAATCGGATTTCCTATAGGTAGGAATCTCATCTATAACATAACGAACGTTTGGATGAAACGCACCACGCAACACACATTCTAAGGCATAAGACTTATTGTTTCGTAGAATGTTAATCTTGTCTTCTCTCTTTGGAGCGTTCTCAAACTCTTCAAAGACCTCATATAAATTCTTCATCAAAACTCCTGTATCACTTCAAACAAATTCTTTAGCTTCTTTTCGATAAAATAGTTCAGAAGCTTTTGGCGATTAGGAACGATCACATTGTCATATTCGTGAATGATGTTTTCCTGAATGTTCTTTGGAGTAAATTCCAAATCGACCAGCATTTGATTTCTCTTATAGCCACGAAGCATCACATCATTGACGCAAAACTCTTCTGGACTCTTGCTCAACCATTCATTAAGCTTCTTACTATTTATCGTCTTTTGTCGTTCGCCAAGAGCGAAAACATTATCAGCAGACAGAAAATTAGGAATGCCGTCGCCTCGATCTCCCTTGAGAATATGCTCCTTGACAAACTTGTGAGGATTATCAGTCTTCACAAATCGCTTCATAATCGGGCTATACTGGATTACATTCGCATACTTCTGGAGTTGGACAAAGTCCTTGTCCGAAGAGAGAATAAGAACTTCCTCATGCGGTGCCTTACGCGCGGCCAAGACTCCGATGATATCGTCAGCCTCAGCGCCTTCAACTTCAATGACCTTGTACGGGAAGTTTTCTTTCAACTCTTCACGGATCTTGCCGAGAGTATCGAAAATGAGATTCCAATCAAAGCCAGATTCGTCTCTGGCCTTTCTGCGATTAGACTTATAGAACGGGAAATAGTCTCTACGCCAAGACCGCTTGCTATCACATGCGACAATGACCTCGCCATACTTCTGCTTAAACTGCTTCACATAGGAGCGAAGGCTGTTTAGAACCATATGACGGATTAGGTTTTCATCCAACTTTACCTTTGGATTGGAATTAATCTGCTGCATTAGATTAGAGATTAATACCTGGTTTAGGTCAATCAAGATTGCCATAATATTCCTCAGTTATGCTATGTATTATATAGCAATCATTCTTTAAAGTCAAACGGTTTATCATCCGAGATATATGTATCGATTTCGGAAATAATAATCTCTTCCATTTCTTCTGGGCTTTCGATTATCATGTTTCCATTTTCGTCTTTCTTAAGGATCGAAACGCTGGTATCTATGAAGTTGTGTAGGTGATGGTTTATTGATAGGGTTCTGTAGATCAGGGCACGGAAAGCTTCCATTGCGAAAGAAAAGTCTTTGTCGAAATGTTTGGAGTCTTGGTCTAGTCCATAACTATCAAGAGCACCCAATAGATTTTCGGCCAGATCAACTATGATTTCTTCGGCATAGTTTTGCTTGCCTTTTTCTTTTGCTCTTTCCACTTCATCATTATTAATAGGTATTTCTCTTACGATCTTATGTTCTGGGAACTTGAATACATTCGTCATTTGATAATCCTTAGAAGCACTACCTCATTATTTATACGACCAGTTGCTTCCTTGGACTTGCATTTGATATCTTCCATAAACTTTCGCAGAACAATCTTACCACCCTGCATCAACTTGTTCAGTTGTTCAGTCGGCTTACGCAGTTTCTTAACAATGGATGTCTTTTCGTCATAGCCTACAATAGAGCTACCTTTGACAGACAGACCAGCAGGACCCATAGCATTATAGACGCCAAGGGTTCGATACTTAGTATTGAAGATCCAGAGTTGATTGCATCCGATGATCTGCTTCGGATCGATTGAGTCCAACTTGAGTGTGTCATCTTTTACCTTATACTTGAGTTTAGATACGAGAGCCGATGCTGGCTTCTCTTTCTTCTTACGCGGCTTACGAGTTGCTTTAACAATCGTTGCGCGAGTTTCAGCAGCCGAGATGATAGACCTAACAAATTCCATGTAAGCCTTCAACTTCGGTTTCTTCCAGGAAGAATAAGCCTCCTTAAGCTGATCGTCCTTGCCGTTGAGAGCGTCAAAGATTTCAGCATAAAGAGGCTTGTAGTGATCCGCGATCTTTTGAGCGATCATCGGCTTAACATCTTGTTGAGCCAGCCAATCGACCGGCTTGAACATAGTACCATCGCGGTAGAAGTTGTCCAAGTGACCTTCGATATCGGCAATCAAATCATTAGCGCGATTAGTCACGCGCTCCTGAATAGAGATTACTTGCTTGACTTCTTTTTCGGTGCTGCCTTCTTCTTTGCTGGCGCCTTCGCTGCTACTGGAGCTGGAGTCGGTGCTGGCTCTGGCTGCGGCGTCGGCAAGGGCTTTGATTCGGGCAAGATTTCTGTCTTGGAGTTCTTGCGGGAGCGCGCCACCGATAAGTAGAATACGACAAGTCCAACCGCTAGTACGGCAATGAATAGAATCAATTCTGTTGGCATTTTTGATTAGTTCCTTTTCTGTTTTATAAAATTCCTTCAAGTATTCAACGATCCAAGCCTTAGCCTGATCAGCATCATAAAAATAGTTGTACCAGTTATAAGCATTTATGACTTGAGCATTTGTAACATCACCGCGAAGATCGGGTTCAGTGCCGAGATACTTTTCATCGGCAAACTTACCGCGAATTGCCTTTTGCTTCTTTGCCATAACTTTCCTTTAACTTGTTAAAATCCCAATCCTTGAAATCGGAAATGACGCATATCCCGTCTTCAAGATAGTCATAATCATACGACAAAACGGCCGCAAAGTCAAGTGCTTCCTCTAAATTGGAAAACAATTTCGCATCATGGAAATAACTGTATATCACATCAGGGTCGCCTTGCCACTGATATGACTCATCGGAAAAGTTCCCATAAATGTTGTCAATAGCCATGAGATACGCAACTCGGTATTCTGGGCCAGCAGTTGTTAAAATATAAATTCCGTTATCGGCACTCACTATCAAATCTCTTTTCTTGTATTGTTTTCTCTTTCCAATGTTTTCGAGGATTGCCGCACATATGGCAAGAGCAGGGATGGCGCGTCTCAGCCATTTGGCGTATGTGCTTCTGTCTCAGTGTTTCGTCGCCATTGTAAAACTCTGGTTGTACGAAACGAAACTTCTTGACCTTATCAATCATACGCTCATGGTGATGACGGCGATCAGCCCTGCTCTTTTTACCCATGTGTTACTTCCTCTTATTGCGCGCCTTTCGCTTGGCACTACCAATCTTACGGCGGCCCTTACGCGGGCGGTTCTTATGTGGATGTGGCATTATACTCTATTCACTCCTATATAGTTAACATTTATGATTGAGTCGATACGGAATGACCGCCAACCCTGCTTATCAAGATCCCAGACGGCCAAAACCTCGTCTGTCTGGACTCGCGGCACATGAGCGGCCTGTTCCTCAGAAATGACATGAGGAAGATGATCTGTCATTAGCGTACAATTCATCTTTCGGACTGAACCATCAACCTTATTGAAAGTGATTTCAGCAACATGTCTGGAAAGATGTTCCTTGAGTTCGGCCTTATTCAACATTGCCATACACCCTCTGGAGTTCCATGAACTCGGTGTAATCATTATGTGTGAGATAATAACGCAGCAGCGACTTCATAGCATCTCGCATTTCAACATTATTGGAAAGGTCTTCCATTTGATGGCGTTCCAACTTATCGCGCTTGTGAATAAGCTCGGCAACTTCCTTAGAGATAAACTCAAAGTCTTCCTTTAGAACCTGAGCAACAAGACTACCGGCCTGTTCGTGGTTCAAAGCAACATGGTTCTGCAAAGTCACATTATACATCTTTTCTTTCCTCTGT